AGCTTCAACTGATGGAAGACTTTAAGAAAGACAAGATTAAGAAATCCATTGACCAGATTGAGTTGATGGCTGAGATTTATGGTACAGGCATTGGTGAGATCATTGTCAAGACTGAGAAAGAGTACATTCCAGCTACTCAGCCAATTCCCGGTATTGCTAATGCAGCCGCTATTGGTGTGCAAGAGAAAGATCGAGTGGCTGTCAAGGTTAAACCAGTTAACCCTAAGAACTTCCTTATTGATCCTAATGCTGATTCCATTGACGATGCTTTGGGCGTTGCTATCGAGAAGTACGTTTCCATTCACAAGGTTGTGGAAGGTATTGAACGAGGCATTTACAAGAAGGTAGATATTACAACAGCCTCAGAAGATGAGGACTTGGAACCTACACAGGACTTGCAGACCTATCAAGATGATAAGGTTAAACTGATTACCTATTACGGTTTAGTTCCTCGTGAGTACTTAGATGGTGAAGACTCAGCTGAGTATGCTGACTTGTTCCCTGAAGGCTCAGCAGCTGAAGACTATGCTGACTTGGTTGAAGCCATTGTCGTTATTGCCAATGATTCGCTCTTGTTGAAGGCTGAGATTAATCCTTACATGATGAAGGATCGTCCAGTTATTGCCTATCAAGACGATACAGTTCCCGGACGCTTCTGGGGTCGCGGTACAGCTGAAAAAGCCTACAATATGCAGAAAGCTATTGATGGTCAGCTTCGTGCTCACATGGACTCACTGGCACTGACTACAGCACCTATGATTGCAATGGATGCTACACGTCTGCCTCGTGGTGCTAAGTTTGAGATTAAGCCCGGTAAGGCTATCTTGACCAATGGTTCACCTTCTGAGATCTTGTATCCCTTCAAGTTCGGTCAAACTGACAACAATGCAGCACTGGCAGCGCAGAACTTTGAGCGTATGCTATTGCAAGCTACAGGCACAGTTGACAGCGCAGGTATGCCCTCCAATGTTCCTCGTGATGCTGGCGCTGGTGGTATGTCTATGGCTATGGCAGGTATCATCAAGAAGTACAAACGTACCTTGAGTAACTTCCAAGAAGACTTCATGATCCCGTTCATTAACAAAGCTGCTTTCCGGTATATGCAGTTTGACAGTGAGCGTTATCCATCAGTTGACATGACATTCGTACCTACAGCTACTTTGGGTATCTTGGCACGAGAGTTTGAGCAACAACAGATGATTGGACTCTTGCAAACACTTGGCCCTAATACGCCAGTACTGCCGTTGATCCTTAAAGGCATCCTCCAGAACAGCTCTTTGTCTAACCGTGGTGAGTTGATGGCTGCTTTGGATCAGATGTCTCAGCCTAGCCCTGAAGCTGCACAAGCTCAGCAGATGCAACAGCAAGCTCAGATGCAATTGGCATCAGCTCAAGTGGCAGATTTGCAGACTAAAGCTCAGAAACAATCAGCTGAAGCTCAAAAAACCATGATTGAAGCTCAAATGATCCCTGAAGATCATCGAGTTAAGATCATTCAAGCTGCTGCAACGAACATTGACCAGAGCAGTGACTTCGATAAACGATTGAAACTGGCTGACATGATGCTAAAAGAGAAGCAAGTTAACCTGAAAGCTGCAGATATTGCCTCAAATGAGCGTATTGCAAGCCTTCAAATGATGAATAAAGCTCGTAAATAACAAAATAGTTAACAAAAGACTTGACAAAGTGTTGTTTTTATGCTACAATAACGCTATTGTTAAAGATTTAATGGAGGGATAAGCCAAATGGCCCCTGATTTACAAAAATATTACGAAGAAACCTTTAGTACGATGAGCACTAAGGGTTGGGAGTACCTCATTGAGGACTTCGAAGAGATTAAGGCTAGTTTAAACGACTTATCAACTGTCACGGACACACAATCTTTATATTTCCGTAAGGGACAGTTAGATATTCTTGAATTAGTTTTAGGGCGTAAGGCTACGTGTGAGAAGGTATTTGAGGAGTTACAGGGATGAAAAGACTGTATGACTTCAAATGTTCTAACGATCATGTAACTGAATCGCTAGTTGATAGTGATCATACGACAGCCAAGTGCAAAGTATGTAGTAAGGACGCTATCAGGCTCGTTTCAGCTCCAAGTATTGGTTTAGACCCTATATCAGGGGACTTTCCCGGTGCTACAGCTAAATGGGCCGCTGTGAGAGCTGATAGGCTCAAGCAGGAACAAAAGAGAGGATCTGAGTAACCCTCAGGCAACCCTAGATTAATAATGTAAATATCCTGTAATCCATCATGTGTGGACAGGGAAAGGTTAGGTATGGCTTTAATTGATAATGAGGAACTAAGTAGCGGTAGTGAGATTGATGCTGAAGACTTTAAACAACAGCAACAAGATTCTCAGATTGACCAGCAGCAGCAGAACACACAACAGGTGGAACAAACTCCTGAGATCCCTGAGAAGTACAAGGGGAAGAATCTCGAAGATATTGTTCGTATGCACCAAGAGGCTGAAAAGCTTATTGGAAGGCAAGCACAAGAGGTGGGTGAAGTTCGACGGTTAGCTGATGAACTCCTAAAGCAAAGCTTAGCTCAGAACAACTCTAAGACACAACCAAAAGAAGAGATACAACAAGAGGTAGACTTCTTTGAAGATCCGCAGAGTCACGTTAATCGTGCTGTAGCGAATCATCCAGATGTATTAGCTGCTAAACAAGCTACAATGCAACTGAAGCAAATTCAGACACAAGCAATGCTCAACAAGAAGCATCCTGACTTTGCAGATATTGTACGTGATGGTGAGTTTATCGAGTGGGTTAAAGCTTCTCCAATGAGGCTTAACATCTACGCAATGGCTGATGCTAACTATGATTTTAATGCAGCCGATGAACTAATCTCTACATTCAAACAGATCCGCACATCTAAGACACAACAAACTACTGATGCAGGTAACGCTGTCCGCAAACAGAATCTGAAAGCAGCTGGTGTTGACGTTGGTGGAACTGGAGAGTCTTCTAAGAAAGTATATCGTCGTACCGACCTTATCCGGTTACGCATGACTGACCCAGACCGATATGAAGCTTTGCAGCCCGAGATTATGGCAGCTTACTCAGAAGGTAGGGTTAAATAACAACTTAAATTTTAATAAACACAGGAGATTTATATTATGCCTTTAGGTACAAATAACGTAACGATTACGACCGCAGCAACGTTCATTCCAGAAGTATGGAGTGATGAGATTGTAGCAGCTTACAAGAAGAGCTTGGTAGCAGCTAACCTCGTTAAGAAGATGAGCTTCAAGGGTAAGAAAGGTGATACAGTTCACATTCCTTCACCCAACCGTGGTTCAGCCTCTGTCAAAGCAGCTAACAGCCAAGTTACATTGATCGCAGCTACTGAGGGTGATGTGGCAGTTGCTATCGACAAGCACTACGAATATTCTCGTTTGATCGAGGACATCGTGGAAGCTCAAGCATTGTCTAGCTTGCGTCAGTTCTACACTGATGATGCTGGTTACGCTTTGGGTAAGCAAGTTGATACTGACTTGGTTAACGTTGGTCAACAGTTCAACGTTTCTACAGCTGGCGCAGGTAACTTCCGCTACGCTGGTGCTTTCATCGGCGGTGACGGCTCTACAGCTTTCGACTACTCAGCATCTTCCGGTGCTGGTAATGCCTCAGCTTTGACAGCTGCTGGTATTCGTCGTACAATTCAGCGTCTGGACGATAGCGATGTTCCTATGGACAATCGTTTCTTCCTGATTCCCCCAAATGTTCGTAACACAATCTTGGGCTTGTCTGAATTCACAACCTTTAATAGCGTTGGTGAAGCTGGCTCTGCTAACAGCATCCGTAACGGTATGATTGGTGACATCTACGGTGTTCCAGTCTATGTTACAACCAATGCTGGCACAGCTAAGTCAGCTGCTGATGGTTCCGGTACTAGTTTGGGTCGTGTGTGCTTGATGGCTCACCGTGACTCTATGGTTCTGGTTGAGCAAGTTGGCGTGCGTTCACAGACTCAGTACAAACAAGAGTACCTCGGTACATTGTTCACTGCTGACACTCTGTATGGCGTGTCTGAGTTGCGTAACTACGGTGGCGTTGCCCTCGTGGTTCCCGTCTAAGTAGACTAAGGGTTCCCTGTACTCAAAAGGTATAGGGAGCCTTTTTAATGTATTACTTTTAGTACATCAGAAAGGTTAAACAAAATGAAATTTAAATGTATTCAATCTGGCAACATTATTGAGTTTACACATGAGCATGAGATTGCTGAGATGCGTAAACATAGTGGCTATGCTGAAGTAGTAGAGACACCTGTAGCACCAGCAAAAACAACAACAGCAGCACCAGCTAAAAAGGTAACTAAAGATGAAAGCAGTATCAACGGGTAATGTTCTAACAGCAGCTACAAAGACTACTGTTTTCACAGTTCCAACTGGTTACTATGCTAAGTGGGTTCTTTGTTATGTTGTTAACACTACAGGTAACAACAAAGCTGTAGATGCTCTATGGTACGATTCTAGTACAGCTACTGAAATACACATCTTAGATAACTACGTACTTAGCCCAACACAGTTTATTAAGTTTAATGATGGTGCTTATGTTGTACTTGAAGAGGGCGATCAAGTACGAGTAGAGTCAGAGGCTGGCTCAACAATGAATACTATAAATACATTTGAGCTATACAGAAAAGGCGAATAATAATGGCAACCACTCCTCAAGCGCTGACACCTGAGCAGATTCAGCAGATTATTGCTGCAGGTCGTGGTAATACTGTTAACATCGGTGGACTGCTGTATGGTGGCAACTGGGCTGACCAAGGATCTGGTGAGTCTATGCAGGAAGGCCCATTACAAAGTATTTATGCTTCAACAGGAGTAAACCAAGCAGGTCAACCTTACTATGAATACAACCCTACAGGTTCTTTTGTACAGCAGGGTGTAACACAGAAAGTTGATACATCTTTAGGTGGTGCAATTAAAGATATAACATCAAATCCCGGATTTAAAATTCTTTTAGCAGCTTATGGGGCAAATGCGTTATCAGGAGCTGGTGGATTATTTGATGGTGCAGCTACGGCAGCTCCTGCAGCTGGTGACATCTGGGCAGCTGAAATGGCAGCAGCAGCTCCGGCCTCAGAAGTTGCAGCTGCAACTACAGCAGCTAATGCAGCTGCTTCAGGACTTACAGCTTCACAGATTGCTAATCTAGCTAAAGCTGGTATCAATGTAGCAGGTTTAATGGGAGTAACTAAATTGGCAACTAATACAGGCGGTGGAGGCACTACAGCAGCTGGTGTGTCAATTCCTACACAATCTGCACCTCAGTATACTCCTGAGTACTATGCTCAGCTTCAGAATACTTATAACCAGATTATGCCCGGCGTACCTCGTGATGTGGTGTCTAACCTAGCATCTTGGTATGGCTCAGGTGGCAATGTTGGCGGTGGTATGATGTCAGGTGGCAATACAGTTATACCTACACCAGTTATTCCTAAGCAACAACAGCAACAGACACCAGTAGTTAATCTAGGTTCTACAGGTTATCAGTGGGCTACTAATCAAGGCGGTATGACACCTATGCAGTATCTCAATAATATCAATCAGTGGATATTGGATAACCCTAACGCTACAGCATCTCAGATTAAGGCTGAAAAGGCTAAGTATGGTATCAGTGATGTTGATGTACAAACTGCTTTAGGTCAGTCTACCTTCTCAGATGCTACGAAGTATGCTCTGACACATGATATGGGATTGGCAGATATTAACACCAATATCCTTGATTGGATTAATAAGAACCCAGCAGCTACCAATGCACAGATTCAAGCTGAACAAGCTAAATACAACGTATCTGATGAAGATATAGCTCGTGCTTTGACAGAGAAGAATGCTTCAGCAGCTAAAGAGTATGCAATTGTTCACGATATAGGTCTTGACCAATACTACAAGAATATTGCCAATGCAGCTCAATCTGGTATCAGTCCATCTGAGGCTGTAGCTCAAATGAAACAGTATGGTGTAAGTCCTGCTGACGTTCAAGCTGCTTATAGTATGTTTGCTCCTAAAGCTGGTCTTACATTAGACGAAGTATTAGCTGCTTATAAAGGATAATAACAATGTCTATTTATCGTGGCCCCGGAGGTTCTGGGGATGCTACAAATGATGCCAGTAGTCAAGCTGTAATTGCCACTCAAAAGGCTAACGAGGCTACAGCGTCAGCCACCTCAGCAGCTAGTTCAGCTACAGCAGCAGCTAACTCAGCAACTTCTGCATCAGGCTCAGCAAGTACAGCATCCACAGCTAACTCTAATGCTCAGACAGCTAAGACAGCTGCACAGGCAGCTCAAGCAGCCGCTGAAGCAGCTAGAGATGCTACACTTAACTTTGGCGATGACCTTCAAGTTGATGTAAGTACATTATCAGCTGGTTCTAGTGCAACAGTTACATACGATTCAGCTACACCTCTAATTACCTTTGGTATTCCTCGTGGAAACACAGGAGCCACTGGAAGTACAGGAGCCACTGGAGCAGCTGGTGCAGCTGCATCGGTTACTGTAGGCACTACCACCACAGGTGCTGCAGGTTCATCAGCTTCAGTGACCAATGCTGGTACATCTTCAGCAGCTGTCCTTAACTTTGCAATTCCCCGTGGTGACGTAGGCGCTACAGGAGCTACAGGAGCTAAGGGTGATAAAGGCGATACTGGCGACGCTGCAACAATTGCTGTAGGTACAGTTTCTACAGGCGCTGCAGGTAGCTCAGTAAGTGTTACAAATGCAGGTACATCCAGTGCTGCAGTATTCAACTTTGCAATTCCTAAAGGTGACACAGGTAGTACAGGTGCAACAGGCACTGCAGCTACTGTGGCTGTAGGAACAACTACTACAGGTGCAGCTGGAAGTTCAGCAAGTGTAACTAATTCAGGTACATCTTCAGCTGCTACGTTGAACTTTACCATCCCTCGTGGCGATACAGGTGCTACAGGAGCCACCGGAGCTACAGGAGCTACTGGAACTGCAGCGACAGTTGCTGTGGGAACTACTACAACGGGTGCTGCAGGATCTTCAGCATCGGTTACTAACTCAGGTACTTCAAGTGCTGCAACATTTAACTTCACTATTCCACGTGGAGATACTGGAGCTACAGGCGCAACAGGGGCTACAGGAGCGACAGGGCCGGGGGTTGCCTCTGGAGGAACTACAGGTCAGTTCTTATTGAAAAATTCAAGCACTGACTACGATACATCATGGACAAGTACAATTAACGGAGGCACATTTTAATTATGGCTACACTTATTACAAAGAACAGCAGCACAGCCTCATCTGTGCCTTTAGCTGCCTCACTGACACAAGGTGAGTTGGCTGTTAACGTTACAGATAAGAAACTGTACACCAAAGACTCAGGCGGTAGTGTCGTTAAGCTTGTAGGTGGTTTAGGTAATCAAGAAGCTAACGCTGTAGCTATTACAGGTGGCTCTATTAATGGAACTACTATCGGAGCTACTACAGCCTCTACAGGTGCGTTTACAACAACAACTGTCAGTACAAGCGAAACTTTGTCCTACGGCACAGCCAACGGAGTAACCTATCTCAATGGTTCAAAGGTTCTGACAAGTGGCTCTGCGCTTACTTTTGATGGTAGCAAATTACTAAAAGTTACCGCAAATTTATCAACCGATCAGACACAATTTGTCCTTGAAAATACTGCTTCTAGCGGTTCATATCCAACGGCTGGAATTGTTCTTAAAACCTATGATGGCTCTGCGTCCTCAAGTGTTGGCGCATTTTTCGGTTCTGGAAATACATTTTCATATCAGCAAATAAGCGCCAATCAACTTAACATTTATTCAAATCGTTCTGGCGGTATGCGTATGGTTTCTGCTAATAGTGGGCCAATGGTTTGGGCGGTTGGTTCTGGTTCTGATCCTGATTTCATTACTGAATCCATGCGCCTCACCTCAACAGGGTTGGGTATTGGTACAAGTTCGCCATCATATAAATTGCAAGTAAATGGAACATCCAATACTGTAGGAATTGGAATTGGCGGAACTGCCGCTTCTGGTGACAATGGTATTTATTACAATGTTTCTGCAATTACTGGTTCATACAATGTAATTAACGCAGTTCCATCGGCATCAACAGGCGTCAATGTAAATTTTGGAAATGGCAATAGTTCTAGTTCAAGTGCAAACACACGACTTGATATTTCAACCACAGGCGCAAGTGGTGGCGACCCAAAAACCACTTACACAATTAGCGGTGTATTGAATTGGTGTGTTGGTGTTGATAATTCTGATTCTGATAAATTTAAAATTTCAGGTTCTGATTCACCCGGAACTAGCGATTATTTAACAATTGACACTAGCGGTAGAACTATTTTTGGAACAGCACCTAACAATCTAGGAGTAATTTGCTCTAAATTTGATGGTGGCTCTGTTATCGGTATTGCTTTTCAAAAGAGCAATACAAACAACATGGGTGCTATGAGGTATTACAACTCAAGTGGCACAGAAGTTGGAAGTATTGTTTGCACAGAATCAGCAACTACTTACGCAACATCTTCTGACTATCGATTGAAAAATACCATTGAGCCAATGACAGGCGCATTGGCAAAGGTAGCATTGCTTAAGCCTTGCACATACAAGTGGAACGCTGACGGCTCTGATGGCGAAGGCTTTATTGCTCACGAATTGGCAGAGGTTTGCCCACAAGCAGTAGTAGGCGAAAAAGATGCTGTAGATGAAGATGGCAATCCTAAGTATCAAGGCATTGACACATCATTCTTGGTTGCTACATTAACTGCGGCTTTGCAAGAGGCTCATGGTTTAATTAAAAGCCTTGAAACTCGTATTTCAGCATTGGAAGCAAAATGACAGAAATCTGGCATCCATGTGCAGGATATGAAACTCACTATGAGGTGAGTAATTTTGGCAATGTACGTTCAATTGAGCGATATGCCAATAATGCTCACAACAATGGTTTACGAAAGATTCAATCAAAAATATTGAAATTATGCAAAGGTGGTAGTGGTTATTTGCTTGTTACATTTTGCGTAGACAATGTGAAGTCAAATCATAATGTTCATAGATTGATAGCAAGGGCGTTTATTCCAAACGAATCAAACAAACCCCAAGTTAATCATAAGAATGGAATAAAAACAGACAATAGACTTGAAAATTTAGAATGGGTTACAGCGTCTGAAAATGGTTTACATTCTTATGCAGTTCTTGGTAATGTTGCCAAAAACAAGCCAAAATTTGGTTCAGAAAATCCAAAAGTAAAACCTGTAATTGCTACAAATATGCAAACAGGTGAAACAGTTTTTGTTGCTGGAACTAGGCAAAAGAAACAAATGGGATTTAGTCAAACTTGTGTAGATAAGGCAATTCGAGAAGGAAAGCCGTACAAAGGTTGGACTTTTGAATTAAAAGCATCACACCCATAATCTTTAAAGGAAACAACATGACTACACAATGGACTATAAGCACCCTAGACAGAGATGTCGCCACAGGATTTGTTCGCACAGCACATTGGCAAGCCACAGCAGTAGATGGTGAACACACAGCATCTATTTACAGCACTTGCTCATGGGCAGATGGCACAGTCAACACACCTTATGACCAACTGACACAAGAAACAGTTTTGGGTTGGGTGTGGGCTAATGGTGTTGACAAGACTGCGACTGAAGCGGCTTTGGCGGCTAAGATTGAAGCGCAGAAGAATCCAGTTACAGCTTCTGGGACACCTTGGTCAGCATAATGGCTACTGAAAATGTTACTCATGAACATATCTATGAGCGTCTACTGGCTGTAGAGTCCAAAGTAGATAACATAGAAAAGAACACTCAAGAGGTTGTAAAAGCTTTCAATGCAGCAGCAGGAGCCTTTACAGTCCTTGAGTGGATCGCTAAAGCTGTTAAACCTATCATTATCATAGGTGCTTTCTTTGGAGCTATTTATTTAGCTATAGACAATAAATTTCATGGAGTTAAATAAGAATATGAAACAACCTACTAAAGGCATGAAAAAGATGGGTAAAGTTATGCACGAGTACAAAGAAGGTACTCTGCATAGCGGTAAAGGTGGCCCTGTAGTGAAGTCTCGTAAACAAGCTATTGCAATTGCCATGAGTGAGGCAAATAAGGCTAAAAAGAAAACAAGTAAGTAAAGGATATATAAATGGCTACGTATTTAGACGTTGTGAACAATGTGCTCAGACGCTTGCGTGAGCCTGTTGTATCCTCAGTTACAGACACTGACTACTCAGCAATGATTGGTGTGTTTGTTAATGATGCTAAGCGAGATGTTGAGGATGCTTATGATTGGAATGCTTTAACTCAGACATTAACAGCTTCAACAACTGCTGACATCTTCAACTATGTCTTAGTAGGTTCTCAGACTCGCTTTAGAGTAATTGATGTATTGAATACTACTAAGTTGTATCCAATGCGTTATGCTCCTACAACATGGATGGATAATCAGTTTATGTTGACAACTCAACAGAAAAACTCACCTATGTACTACAACTTCAATGGTGTAGACAGCAACGGTGACACTCAGGTTGACTTGTATCCAATTCCTGATGGTGCTTATACACTTCGCTTTAACATGGTCATCCCTCAACCTGACCTAGTTAATGATAATGACCGTATATTGGTTCCTTCTCACTTGGTAGGTATGTTAGCTCACTCTAAAGCTATTGCTGAGCGAGGTGAAGACTCAGGTTTGCTGTCTTCTGAGGCTTACCAGATGTACCGACTAGCTTTGGCAGATGCTATTGCTATTGAGCGTAATCACTATGAAGAAGAGATGTCTTGGGATGCTGTTTAAATGTCAGAACAACTATTAACCACTACAATTCAAGCTCCGGGATTCATGGGCTTGAACTTACAAGATTCTTCAGTTAATCTTGAGAATGGTTACGCCACTGTAGCTACTAACTGTATTATTGATAAGTTTGGTCGTATTGGTGCTCGTAAGGGATGGTCTCCAGCTCACTCATCTTTGGCAGCATTAACAGGTTATAATGTTAAGTGTATTGGTGAGTTGATTGATAATGCTGGTAACTCATACATCATAGCTACAGGACACAATAAGTTATTCAAGTTAGTAGGAACTACACTTAGTGAGCTGACCTACGGAGGTGGCGGTACAGCTCCTACCATTACAGCTGATAACTGGCAGATGGCTCCTTTGAATGGTTGTATCTTCCTGTATCAGGCTGGACATGATCCTCTGGTGTTCGATCCTGCGACCAGTGCAACTACATACAAGCGTATCTCTGAGAAGACTGGCTACTTAGGAACTGTACAAAGTAACAACTGTGTTATCAGTGCTTATGGTCGTACATGGAGTGCTAATAACGCAACCAATAAGAGTATTATTCAGTTCTCAGACCTATTAGCTGGTCATGTCTTGAATACAGGTACATCAGGTACTTTGGATGTATCTCAGGTGTGGCCTGCAGGTGCTGATGAGATTATTGCTCTAGCTGCTCATAATAACTTCTTAATTATCTTTGGTCGTAGACAGATTCTTATCTATGCCAATGCTACAGATCCTAATAACTTAACACTATCTGATGCTATTACAGGTATTGGATGCTTTGCTAGGGACTCAGTAGCTAAGACAGGTAGCGACATTGTATTCTTATCAGATACAGGTGTTCGCTCACTCATGCGTACCATTCAAGAGAAGTCAGCTCCGATGCGTGAGTTAAGCTTGAATGTTAAGGATGACTTGCTTGATGACTTGCAAAGTGAAACTGCAACTAATATTAAGTCAGTATACTCAGATAAGGATGCTTTCTATCTGTTATCTTTGCCAGCATCTAATACTGTCTATTGCTTTGATATGCGTACACAGCTTCCAAACGGTTCTGCAAGGACTACAACGTGGAATAATATCACTCCTACAGCTTTCTTTTACACACGTAATAAAGATTTATTGCTCGGAAAAGAAAGTTATATTGGAAAATATACAGGATCACTTGACAATACGGATACTTATCGGTTAAAATACTACACTAATTACTTTGACTTTGGATCCCCAACAGCATTGAAGATTCTTAAGAAGGTTAACATGACCTTTGTAGGTGGTAACGGTGCTGATATTATTGTTAAGTATGGCTTTGATTTCAGTCCTAGTTATGTATCCAGAGTTATTCAACTAGGTGATGTATCAGTATCTGAATATGGTATAGCTCAATATAACAT